TACCCCATACGTTGGAAAAGAACGGTTGAATTACCTGCTCCCATCCTCTCTTGAACCAATCAGTAACCTTGTCCATGATGGGAATCAAAGCATCGATTACAGGCTGGATAGCAGTGAGCATGGAATTCCACGCATTGTTCACTGCATTCCTGAAGGTCTCATTCGAGTTGTAAGCCTTGATGAAAGCGGCACCGAGCACCACCAATAATCCAGCGATCAGCATTATTGGATTTCCCATCAGGATACCACTCAACGCATGGAACGCTGATCCTGCATTCTTTATCCATCCAACCACACTGGTGAGAATCTTCAATGCACCAAGAGTAACGATGAAAGCAACTACGGAAGTGACAGCGATGATTACCGCATCTTCCCATTTCTCTATGGTGGTCTGGTTGTCCTCAATCCATTTCTGGAGGGTTCCGAACTTGTCGGAAAGAACCTGCACCACAGATTGCAGATATCTCATTGCAGGGATAACCACGTTTTGAAGCAAAGGTTCACCGATCTGTGCCTTGAACTGTCTCCAAGTCTCGGTAAGATTCCCCTGAACGTTCATGAGTTGTCCAGCTTCCTTGGAAGCCTGTCCAACTGCTCCGGAAGCTTTCATCATAGCTTCAGCATATTCAAGTCTGGTTGCTTGCTTCGTAGCTTCATCCAGCTTTGTCCATTCGGTAGTAGTAGCAATGAGACCTTTCTTAATGGCATACTGAGCCATCTGTGTGTCATTGGCAAATAATCCGATTGCTTCACCGCCTTCATAGGAACCGTTGATGAAACTGTTGAGATGACTCATGGATTCATCAAGTGTCTTGTCCCAAAAAGCTGAAGCATCGGAAGCGAGCAACAATCCTCGTGAAGCGAGGTCTGTTGATTTGCTGATATCGAAACCAAGTCCCTTGAACTTGGCTGTCATGCTAGTCATGTAGGGAGTCAGTCTGGTTGCGACTGCTCCTGTCTTTGTTGCAATCTGTTCCAGCTTCTGTTGTGCAGTGTTGGAGTAGTTCCCCATGATCTGACCAAAGCTGGAAATCTCAGCGGATACGGAAGCGGATGTCTTGACGATAGCCACCCCGAAATCTTTGATCTTATCAAGTGCAAAGAACGTAGCAACCGCAGTTCCGACCTTTTTGAATGCAGAAGTCATCCTGTCGGAACCACGTTCACTTTCAGTTGCTACTTGCTTAATATCTCGTTGTGCTTCATCAGTACCATTCAGGAGGACTCTTCCAGTTATTGTGAATAAATCCATGTAATCTATCTCCTATCAGGACTGAAACCATCGAGGATTGATCTCGACTCCTTCACTGTAACAGTCACCATTTCCGATGTGATCGGTTCGATTCTCGTAGGCATTACCGATTCCCTGAATGACTCAAAGCTTTTCCCATCAACCTTGTGGAGCCAAATCTCGAAAATCTTATCTTCTTCGTACGCATCCCATACCTGAACCACGAACTCATCGAGCCTTCCCATCTCAATGTAGATGTCAAGCAAAGAAAATGGACTTGCGTACCGTTTGGCACACAAGTCCATGAATCTGAACTCCCCTATTTGAGCAACTTTAAAGCACGAGAGAAAAAATCCTTGAATTCCTCCTTCTTGACGAGCTGTTCAAGCAGGTCAAAGAATTCGTTGAAATCCAAGTTCGGCATGTCCTCTTCTGGTATCCCACTGAGGGAAGAGAGGAAGACATACAAATCCTGTTCGCATTTTGGAATGCTCCCAATGAGGATGTCCAATACATCAAGGATGACCGTCATTCCAAGCTCGTTCTCACTCACCTTCGTTTTCCCTGAGATAGCGTTCTTAACCTCAGGTTTGTTGAAGGTCTGTCTGAACTTGTCGATTCCGATCTTGTTGATGATCGAACACATGGAAAAAATATCCTTTGCTACCAGCTTTCTCATTTGTGCCATTTTGTTACTCCTTATGGGTTATTCGTTGCGACTACCATCAACCAGCAACAGGTGTGGGATAGTAGATATGATACGGAAGAGTCTGCATGTCTCCAGTCATGTCAGCGTAGCAATCGAACGTCATCTTCAGAACAGAGTTTTCTTTGTTCTTCTCTTCGTGCTCCATGCCATTGGTGCAGAGTGCAACATCAAAGATCACGACAACCGGAGCACCCTCAAGGGTTTTTCCGATGAATCCGAGTTTCTCAATGTAGTCACCTGCTACAATCTTCGCTTTCGATTCAATGGCGTTGTAACCATCGATTCCAACAACCTCTGTTCCTTCAGTATCCGTACCGAGTACTGACATTCTCAGGAGTTCAGGAGTGATCTCAAGGAAGTTGATGTCCATTGTTGCGGTCTCCCCTGTTTTCACAGCAAGACCCTTGATTTTCACCAGAGCTCCATCAGCTTCTATGTCCTTGATCTCAGGCTTGATCGTCACCTTGGAACCACCTTGAGTAGCTCCGATCAGGGACTCCGCAAAGTTCCAGACACCAGCGGTACATGTGAGACCCTTGTGGATCGTCCCTGCACCGAAAATGATGTTTTTCGGAGTATTAGCAGTTACTCCAGTAGGTTTGAGTTCTTCATATGCCATTAGTCGTTCCTCCATTCCTTGACGGAAAGATTGATTTGAATGCGTCTCAGTGTTTCCGCACCAGTCGGAATCGGAAACGCACTAGTGAATGTGATTACCAAACCTGTACCGCTTGGCAATATCTTTTTGTAACCGTGCCTGAACAAGGAAATGATTGTTTCTTTTTGCTCTTCTAGCTGAAGCAACGTTCCCTTCCCTGTTCCTGTCAGGATGAAATCACTCTCATCCATCCCATCTTCATGTGCAGAATCACGCTGAGAGTATTCCCCGATCCAATAGGGGTATACCAAAGCTTCATCCCACCTCATCAGTGCATAGGGGATATCTGCTCGCTGAAAGATGCTTCCCATGTGACCGAGCGTTTCTACTGTCATTAGTTGAGCTTCTCCTTTGCAAGCTGTTCAAGTCGTTTCTTTGCCTTTGGTTCAACGGTTGTCTTGGCATTCTCCAAAGGACGAACAGGTTTCTTTCCATTCGTCTTGTAGTATGCCTTTCCATTTTTTCCGTAGACGATGACCACCTTTCCATTGAAGGTAGGTCGTTTAGAACCCAAGTACCCTTCAACAGGAACGTACCATGGAGTCTTCCGACCATCTCCATTGACAGCATAGTCACCAGTACCAAATTCTTCCCAAATTGCATTTTCAGATGAGGAACCAACCACACCTTCATTTTCCAAGACTTTCCTATCCCACGAACTTTTGGTCTGACCTGTATCGACTCTTGAATTCTGTTTGGTTTGGTTCAATAACAGGCGAGTCACATCATCCAACCATTGTTCTTTAACAGATTCCAGAGCATTGATGACTGCTACCGAATTGTCTTCGAATATTACTTCAGCCATATCAACCCCCTGTGAACCGTAGGTAAAACTCCAGTTGTCGATTCAGGTTCATGGGATCATCAATGAGCAGGATGTCATACACATCCTGCCCAATGAGCAGTCTTGAAGTATTCGGACGAATGGTAGGATTCAGCACAATGAAATCCATTATGAAAATGTGAGTCGATTCCTGAATCTTGGCATCATATGATTGGAAGTTTGAATCTCCACTCATCAGGTCAAGGAAACCCTCAATCTGTTGAGCATCAACCCACCTCTTCTCATGTTCACCAATCTCGTTCTCGATCACATTCTTTGTCTGAATCATTGCTTGGATGTTTCCACCAATCATCAGAACCTCGCTTTCATGTAAGGTTTCATGAACCCTACCAGTGAGCTTGGATATCCAAGGATTGCATTCGAATCAAGATCATAGTACGTAACAGCCCATCTGCTGATCGTTTCAGATTTGACCCCAACTTTGTCCCTGTTCTTCAAGTCCCACTTCATCAGGTTCACCGTCCCCATGACAATGTCTTTCGGATACTGAACCTTGGTGATCAGTACTTCTGCTTCATCGTAGAAAAGCACAGGATTCACAGTAACTTCCAACTCGTTGATTCCAGTGATCACGTACAAGCCTGAATTGGTTTCGCTTTTGCTTACCTGAATGGTATCTCCTACGATGAACTTATCAGGGTACATCGTGAGTTTCCCACCCACGATGTCACCCAATGTCCTGACACCCCGATTCTGAAAGGAATTCTTCGTGTATGACCTTACCATTGACTCAATCGCTAGAAGTCGTGATTCCAGCTCATCATCAGACAAGGTCGTACTCACAAACCCCCTCAATTGAGCTACTGACAGGATCATGTAGCGTTGGTTTCACCAAACTTGGCAAGCACGACCTTGCTGTCGTTGGTAAGAGCGACACCATAATACTTACAAGCAGTGATGTCATGCTGTTGCTTCTTGGGATACCACTCAGCATCAACCTTGGTGTCAGCCTTCAGGAAGATGGTGAGAGCAGGGAGCTCATCCTCGGTGAACTCGGTTTCCTTGCTGTCAGCTTCGAGCTTGATGATCGGACACACAAAGTGAGCAGGAACAGCAGTAACACCAACAACAGTGTTAACAGCAGTGACGGTTCCTGCTTCAGAGTCGGTGCTTACCACCAATGTCCCACCAAGACCCTCTTTTCCGGTCTTCTCGGTCAACGTGAGCACAGCAGACGATCTGGTAACATCGTAGACCGCATCGGAACCAAGAGCAGTAGCGATTGCAGTAGCCGCCGCAATTGCGGTTGCTCCGGAAGTCTCGTTGAGAGTTACCTCAGTTCCATGGATGGTGAACACATCACCACTTGCCACAGTTCCACCAATGGTTACAGTCCAGACAGCCTTCACAGCGGAAACAGCTTCCACCAGAGAAATCTTCTTGGATTTCTTGATCCAGCAACCAGCGATCTTTCCGATGGAACCGTTGACAGCAACTCCACTCTGGAACTTGTCAGCGGACAGGAAATCGGAGTCCTTGAGCAGAACCTTTTCCTGCTTGGGAGAGATGAACATCACCTTCTCCACACCGTCTTCCTCATCTTCGAATTTGGTCACAGCATCAACAATTGCATCGTATCC